TTCTTCTTTTATTTCTCGTTGCAATGCTGACCATGGTGTTTCTTTGTCTTCATTAGTTCCACCAACAAGTCCCCATAGATCTTTCTGTTTGCCTTGCGTTCTATGTAGAAATAAAAAACGCTTTGATTTTTTGGCGTAGAATAATGCACCACTACAGATAATTTCTTTCATATAACTAATTATCTTAGAATTTTATACGCCAGGTTCCTTGTGGATACTCACCTTCAAATGCAAGTAACCATTCACCTTTTTCAAATTTGTATTGTATTCCTGTATTTAGATTTGTGGTATAGACTGTAGTATTAGCATTACTGCTAGAATCAAATACTATATGCCATTTAGACCCATCCCATTCTACTATATCATTAGCTCCTGCAATAAAGTCAGTACCATCTGCATTTTTCCATGCATCAGCACCATCAGTATTAATAGCATCACCAATAGACTCGTCAAGTAACAGTATTCGTGTGCCTGTAGTTTTTAAAGATAATGGATTTGTTTTAGAAGGATCAATTATAAAGTTTATCTTTGTATTATCTCCAGTAGGTCCAGTTATAACTGTGTCTGTAGGTAATGTATCTGGATCCCAATTTACTGTAAGCATATATTCATTCAGAGGATTAATTGTAACAGTGCCACTTATTTCATTAGTCAAATCAGAGCGTTTTAATCTTAGCTCTGAAATGCCGGATTGATATGTTTCAGTAAATGCTTCTATCCAACCTGGCCATGCAATTTTTCCTTCCACACCGTTTTCTACTAATTGTGCTGTGTTGTTTAACACTAATAAATCGTAATTTTTGTACGTTGTGGTTTGCAAACTAGTGGTTTGAGATTTTTCTTTATCAAGAACAAATTCATTTACAACATTTCCATTTTCATCTATAGAAACCTTTGCTTTCGTAGTTGCCTCAGGTCGAGCAGTATCTGCAAATGCTAATTGTTCTGGCATAGATAAATGTAAATTAATTGTTCCTTTAGACTCGTCAAATATACTTGTAACGATATTAGTAACAACACCAAGTTTTTTAACTTTTGTAGGCGGTGAAATATAAATTGGGGAACTAAAACCTAATGTAGCTACGTCTATTTCACTTTCTGTTCCCATTGGAATACTTCTACTGCTAAAATTTACGTTTTCTAAATTTAATACAGACAAACTAGTCCAATCAACATAGTTATCTGTAGTCTGTATTTCTAAACTAGGATTGAACAGCATCATGATTTGTTCCATAATCTGTAATTTTTGATCTGTATTTGTTGACCAAACATCTACGTTCACTGTTAAATTATAAGGAGTAGGCATGAGCCTTTCAACAGTATAATTTTTACCTTTTGTATTTAGGTATTCTTTTCCTGTTTCATCATATGCTCTTTCTCTTAGATTTAATTTATTAACATAACTACTATCTGCTAATCTATTACGATCTAATTCCAATCCAGTAATATATACAGCCATTCTTGGTGCAGAAGGAATTGCATTTTCACTGTTTTTGTTTATTATAGAAGCTACTTGCCTAGTCATGTCACCATACATAACTGGTACTTGTACAAGTTTTGCTTGGTTATCTTTATAAGAAAAATTACTAAACAATCTTACAATTTGTGTAATATATCTTCTTATTTGTCCATCATAAAAGTGTTGCATGTTTAGTTATCCGTCTTAGGTCTTAGAGCTTTGCTCAAACTTTGTCTTTCTTGTACTGATTCATCTGCTATTGTATTTGTTTGCACATTATTGATAAAACTAGTTTTTTGTGTGTTACGTGTATCGGTATTAGTCATTGTCATTCTAACTTTATCTTCCATCTTGACCCATCTACGGCCATCATATCTAAATAATCTATTAGGTAACATGTCTGTCCTCAAAAAATAATCGCCTTCTACTTGTCCTGTTGGAAAACTTATACCATGTCCAAATGCTTCACCATTTGGTGCAATACCGTCTCCTACTAGATATCCGTCGTATCCTTTACGTTTAGGAGTTTGTGTGACTCTATCTGCGAGTTCATTTGCAGTACTAGCATCTAATTCACTAGTATCAGTAGTAACAATATCTATAGTGCCATCTTCTTTAGTTGCAACAGTGTACAAATGACTTGTTTCATATCCACTTTGTTTGGTGTCTGCTTCAGCTTGTTTTACAACAGCATCATTAATTTCTTTTTGTTTGTTGTAGTTACTCATTAAATCTCTAAGAGTATCGCCACCTGGATTTTCTTCTTCAGCAGGTTTATCTAAAATATCTTTAAATTCTTGGCTATCTACTATTTGCTTTAGTTTTAATCTATAAAGATGTGGATACCAAGTAGGACTATAACCTTCCGAAGCACGACTAACTTCTTCAACAACGTAATATCTTTTCATAGAAGTTGTAAAATCACCTAATGCGTATTCATCTCTTAAATGGGGAAGTTCAATTACATCTCCGCTAATAAATTTTCTACCCAGAGTTTTTACTGAGTTATTGATGTGTACAGTCATAAAAAGTGTATCATTAGCTAAGAATAATCCAAACTGTGATAAATTAAAATCAATATCTTGCACATTATATACACCTCTTATAGTGTATATGTCTTGATCATACTTTCTATCCCTATTTTCTAAAAATAGTAAATCCTGTATATTTGTTTCTTGAAATACATCATATTGAGGTTGATCAGCAGTAGCGTCTGCTGATGCTACTTGTTTAGGACCTAAATATTTGTGTACATGAACGTCTGTTCCGCCCACAGTAAACATCTCATAGATACGGTCATCTATAAATTGATAATCTCGGCCCTTTTCTGGTTTGTATAAAGATAGTCTTGGCATATACATATTTATCGAACGATAAATACTATGGAGAAATAGTTTATGGCAACATTATCAACAAAGAAGCAAGAGATATTCGATTATGTCAATAATATGCTGGGTGGCGGCATGGTTGATGTTGAATTAGATCCAGCTCACTACGAAACTGCAATTACCAAAGCATTAACTAGATTTAGACAAAGGTCAGATAACTCTGTTGAAGAAGCATATTTCTTTATGCCAACTGTAATTGACCAAAACGAATATACTTTGCCAAATGAGATAATAGAAGTTAGACAAATTTTTAGAAGAAGCATAGGATCAAGATCAGGCGGTGGTGATGGCGGTACTTTATTTGAACCTTTCAATTTAGCATATACAAATACCTACTTGTTAGCAAGTTCTAACATGGGTGGTTTAGCAACTTATAATATGTTTTCACAGTATCAAGAACTTGTAGGAAGAATGTTTGGCTCTTTTATTGAATTTAAATGGAATACAGCAACAAAAAAATTAACTATTTTACAAAGATCAAGAACAGAAGAAACATTATTACTAATGTGCTACAACTATCGTCCAGACGATCAGCTATTAGATGATTACCTAGCAAAACAATGGATAAAAGATTACACACTTGCTACTTGTAAATATATGCTAGGTGAAGCAAGAAGCAAGTTTGCTACTATTGCAGGCCCACAAGGTGGAGGACAGCTCAATGGTGATACTCTTAAAAATGAAGCGGCCGCTGAAATTGAAAAATTAGAACAAGAAGTTAGTACAGCTATTCCCGGCGGTATGGGTTACGGCTTCACAATTGGTTAAAATTCACTTGACATTCTGATAATAATACCTTATACTAATTACAGTATAAGGATTCATTATGATTATTGGTATTTGTGGACTTATTGGAAGTGGCAAAGGTAGTGTCGCTGATATTCTTGTAGAAGAACACAATTTTAAAAAAATTAGTTTTGCAGACAAATTGAAAGATGGCGTTGCATCTGTGTTTAACTGGGATAGACAGATGTTAGAAGGAGATACTAATGACTCGAGAAAATGGCGAGAAGAAAAAGACGATTTTTGGTCAAAAGAAACTGGTGAAACAATTACACCGCGCCTTGTCCTTCAATTATTTGGTACTGATTGTATGCGTAGTGGTTTTTTTGATGGTATCTGGGTAAGCCTTGTAAAAAAACATCTGTTAGAAAATCCTAATGAAAATTATGTTATACCAGATGTGAGATTCGAAAACGAAGCTAAAATGATACATGCATTAAATGGACACGTTTGGCAGGTTCGTAGAGGACCAGATCCTTTATGGTTTAGACTATATAAAGATTTAGGACAAGTTCCCGAAGATGTTCATAAGTCGGAATGGGCTTGGGCAAATATACAAATGAGTGCAATATTAGCTAATGACGGATCATTAGAAGACCTTAAAAGTCTGGTAAAAGATCTCCTTGCTTCCACTTAACTCCTTCTTTTTGTAATACTCTTTGGCAGTTTGCACAGATTGTTTTTAAGTTTCTATATGATGTGTTACGTAAAGAACCATCTATATGATACACATTAAACTGCTCTAAATGTTTGCTTTTAAAACCGCATTTTTCGCAGAGAGGTGTTTTTTCATATCCTGCTTGTTCCCACAGAGGTATGCCGTGGCCAATACCGTTTTTTAAACACTGTTCACATTTTTTTCTATAAAATGTTTTTCCGTTTTTCTTATAATTAACTGCGGCAGGTCTTTTGCCACATACGCATAAAGGTCTCATGTTGTATTTAGCTCACCTTTTCGACCCCTTTTTGATATGTTTTATTACATATTTTTCCATTCAATTTGCTAAATACATGTAGAATGTACATGTCCACGATAGGAGAAATAAAATGGCAGGATTAGTATCACCAGGCGTACAGGTTAGCGTTGTTGATGAAAGTTTTTACACACCAGCTGAACCAGGTACCCTTCCAATGTTATTTGTCGCAACTGCGGCAAACAAGCAAAACGGTTCCGGCACAGGTATTGCACCGGGTACCCAAACAGCAAATGCAGGTAAACCTTACCTATTAACTTCGCAAAGAGATCTAGTAGATACTTTTGGCGATCCAGTTTTCAAAGCAGACACAACCAACAATCCAATTCATGGAAGCGAATTAAACGAATATGGATTACAAGCGGCTTACTCATACTTGGGTATTGCTAACAGAGCTTTTGTTGTAAGAGCAGATTTAGACGTAGGACAATTAGAAGCAAGTGCAACAGCACCCGCGGCTAATCCAACAGATGGAACATATTGGTTTGACACTAAGAATACACTATGGGGTATTCAAGAGTGGAATGGTGCTTCAGTATTAAGCGGCGGACAAAACTTTACTAATAAAGTTCCGATTGCAATTACAGATTCAACACAAACAAGCAATACAGGGTCATTAAGCACAAACGGATACACCGGCGTTATACCTGCCAGTACAGTCGGCGCCGTTGGTGATTATGCTGTAGTTGCAACTTCAACTTTAAATAGAATATACTACAGAAACACTTCAGGTACTTGGGTACTTGTAGGAAGTGATGCATGGACTAAGAGTTGGGCAACTGTAAAAGGTTCAACTTCTAATCCTTCATTTGCAGGCACTGCAAATATTACTATTAATGAAACTGCGGTTGCAGTTAATACTTCAGATACTGTAACAAATGTTGCAAGTACAATTAATGGACTAAGTATTCCCGGAGTTACAGCGGCGGCGGTAGATGGTAGATTAGAAATCTACAGTGATGGTAATTCATTATCTGAAGATTCAACACTAAGTGGTGAAATAATTATTGCAGGTGATTCAACTAGATTAACAGAGCTAGGAATTACAGCAGGAACATATTATCCACCTATTTGTCAAATTTCAAAACACACAAGTATTCCAGAATGGAAAACAGGAGATACTTACACAAGACCTACAGGTAGTGTATGGATGAAGACAACTACTCCTAACTTGGGTGCAAAATATGTTGTTAAGAAATGGAATGACAGCACAGCATTATGGGAAACTTCAAATCCAAGCATATATGCATCTAATAACGAAGCTATCTTTAACATGGACAAAACAGGCGGCGGAGCAAACATGCTCACTGGCGATTTGTATGTATTAAGCAATGTAGCTGGAGATGTTAGACCATTAGCTACTTTTAAATTATATCGTAGAAATGGAATTGCACCTACAACAATTACAGGTGCAAAAATTATTTCTGGAAGTATTAGTAGTGGAACAGCTTCTTTTACAGTACAAAGTACTGATAATTCACAACTTGCTTTTAATGCGGCTGTTACTGTTTCAAAGACATATACTGGAGCGGCTTCAGATGCAAATGTTTTAGCAGGCGCTATTAATGATGCAAATATTGAAAACGTTACTGCAACTGTAAATGCTCAAAACAAAGTTGTAATATCACATGCTTTAGGTGGAGAAATTAAATTTGTAGATACAAATGGAGTTCTTACAGAAGCTGGGTTTACACCATTTGTGGATGCCAACACAGGTACTCCAAACTTATCTTATGTACAAGGTACAGACAGTGGAACAAGTCCTTTACAATTACAAGCTAGCCTTTGGAAAGTTCTTTCTTATACTGCTAGTGACAATGAAGTTACAGCAACAACAGCAGAAGGTACTTTATGGTACAATTCAACTGTTGACGAAGTAGACATCCTTGTACACAATGGAAGCGAATTTGTAGGTTATCTATATGATGGATCAAGCGGACAAG